TCAGTTACCCAGTCGCCCGTTCCTCTCATACCAAGAAACATAGTAGTTACCTCCTAAGAGTAATGTAAGTTTGTTTAACCATTAAACGGTCTCAGCACACCACACGCTATCTATCAAGGATAGTCGTACCCAGACGGAGCAATGGACGTAAGTGAAGCCAGAGGATGCCAGATTAGGCCATCACTATAGAGCAACACTCTATCACATTTGCTGTTAAGGACAATGTCCATCCAGCATTCTGAGTCATCTTTATCAGAGATGGTAATAGTGAAACCCTGAAGAGCTTCCCTTACAACAATTGAGTAGAAACGGCCCTTTGCCTCTGAGACAGGAGGAAGCACGATTACCATAGAGGCGGTAAGTGCACTGGGCCGAACCACGTAGTCGAGTGTAGTCATCTCAACCGAAGCTGCAGGGTCGATGAACTTGTCGACTACCTCTTTATCATGCTGCGCAAAACGATCTTCCAACATAAGTTAGTTACCTCCGTAGTGAATTATTCATCGCTTCGATTTCAGCTTGAAGCGGTGAAGTGTTAGGTTTAGAAGGAGTTGACCTTTGATTACCTTTATGCCCAGGAAGTCGAGGAGGCTTGCCTTCATTTTTCTCCTTCTCCACAGCCTGCTTATGAAGACCGAGGCGTTTTCGAACTTCCGGAGCTACCTTTGCCATTAACTCTCCATATTTCTTATCCGGGTTAGATGATGAAATTTCCTCGAAGACTGCAGCTACAACTTTCTTGAAAGGCTGAAGGTCTTCATTTTCCCTGTAGAACTTGTCTGCCTCTTTCTTGAGCGCTGAGAAGAGATTTATGTTGTTCTTGACAATGTCAGGAATCGTGCGAAGAACGGCTTCAGAAGAAATCTTCTTGGAGTCCGTAACTCCTTTCGAGTAGACAGAGTTAAGAAGCTTGTTGAACGAGTCCTTGTCACGAACAAGTTCTTCAGGATCAAGATCGCCGATGAAATCTTGAACTTCAAGATTGAGAGGCTCTTCTTTGGGCTCTTCTTTTCTCTCAACCTTTTGCTCATTTATCTGACGTCGAAGATCTTCGATGATCTTGTCTTTCTCATCAGGTTCGTTAGTTTCTTCTTCGTCCTCTTTTTCCTCGTCCTCTTTTTCTTCCTCTTCCTTCTCATCAGACTTCTCATCAGGAGCTTCTTCCTTTTCCTCTTCCTCTTCCTCCTTCTTTTCTTCGTCCTTCTTTTCCCCTTCTTTCTCTTCCTGCTTCTGCTCTTCTTCCTTCTCCTCATTGTCACTCTCTTCTTCTTTTTCAGAAGCAGACTCAGGAGTCTTGTCTCCAAGAGCATTCAACATTTCTTCTATTTCCTTATTCGTTTCCATAATAGTTCCTCCTTAAGTTCGTTTAATCATTAAACAGACTATTTCAATGCCACCTTGCGCCAAATCTCTTGCCAATAACCCTCAACAAGAGCACCATCGCCACCTATGTTGACAAGCCCTAGGACGTCCCCTGACTGCATTGCAAAAGAAGAAAGAGCAGGTAGTTGGTTGAGATAAATATGGCCACTGACTGCAAGCCCATCGACGATGGAGATGTTGTTGTCTTGAGCAATGATTACTTTGGTTTGGCCCTGAGTGCCTCCATTGAGAGTGGCAATACTGACTGCGCCGTCAGCAGTGAGCACAGCAATCTCAAAACCGTAGTTACCAAGGTCAGTGCCAATGGTTAAGGCAACTGAGCCAGCGGGGATTTCAAGTTCGGTTACACCAAATCCAGTACCAGCTGAGAGAGCATTAATAGCAGCTCTTGCCTCCCTTATATATTCAGCCTGAGCACTTACATTTTCCTGATCAGTCGGCTTTGTCGCGTCCATCTTTGGCCTCCTTCTTTTCCTGTAAAAGACTTAAGAATAAGTCAGGGAGGCTCATGAAGTAGTCGACAGCTTTCTGCCGACCATTGAGATCTCCCATATGAAGTAAGACTGAAGCGGTTGAAGGGTTGGTTCCTTCAGCTTCGTCAACAATAGAGAGCATTTCTCTATTAAAGCCCTCTTTCCACGAATTAAGCTCTTCAATCATGTCAGCCCAGATAATGGAGTTCTTGAACTCCTCCAGCGCGTCGATAGTTGTTCTAACTTGTATTTCTTCCATTACTTAAGCTCCTGTCGGCACAAGGTTTCCAGCCTGCACTTGCTGCGCTACCTGCTCATCAGGCATTTGAGTCATCTGCATTCTATTAACATTACGCTTAAAGTCCTCAACATTCTTGGCCCCAAGTTGTTGAGCAATGTAGGTGAAAATTCTAGGCACATCAAACTGACCCATGAGTTCAGGTGTTGTCCCTATGATCTTGAACAACTCAATCCATGATTGAGAGAAGTTGCCTCCAGGGATTGAACCATCCCTTACAATTAAATCGTAGTTGATGGCCAAGTCGGCTGGAGAGACCTTGCCATGAGCAGACTTTCCAAAGGTAGCTGATAGTTGATCAGCGTACCTTCCGTAGACTGAGACATAGGTATCCTGAGACATATATTGCTGAGCGTGAACAGCAAACTGAGTTCCCACATCTTGCATAAACTGCATACCTATGATCATTGCCAGACGTTGTAATCTTGAGACAGCCGAGCTTCGTGTTCCACTGTACTCAGCTCCAGTTAGACGTTCAGGCCCTGACATTCGCAGGGAGCCCTGCATAGATTGATCAGCCCCAGAGATTCGATCCATCCACTGTGTTATGTACGCCGAATCACTGATGTTGAGACGCGTAATGTCATTGACCTGAAGTTGTTGAACTACTTTGTCCACTCCTCTACCCCATGCAGGCCTTCTTAATCTAATAAGTTTCCCAGGTTGCGGGTCCTTGAGGTCATTGATATTAACTAAATAGGGATCAACCACGAGCATGTCGTTGATAGCCTTACGCACATTAGACACATGCGAGTTGAAAAGGAAATCAAGAGTATGCTGAAGTCCATAAAGCACCTCCATGCGACCGATAGGAGTTATTGAGTAGCCATCGTATTCAGGACTTGCAACAGCCATAGGGTACATTCCATGATTGTGATCGGCTTTCTCACAAGCTATGATTATATCATCTCCGGCCAATTCAAAGTACCATTTTTCAGGTACTTCACTTTTTGAGAGCTTCCACTCACGCGGGATGAGAGTTATATACATATGAATGCGATCTACTGGTGAAAGAGTATTACCCATCCCTTGATGCATATCAGTAGAGCCACCGTGTCGAAGTTGGCGATCGCTCTGATCGAGAGCAAAAATGGAACGCTTGTTCTTTTTTCCCTTCAAGTATTTTACATTAAAGAGACCTGAATCAGGTTGATTTTCTTGGCTAAGCAGGTTAACATAACTATCACGGTCAATCCAGCCAAGGAACTCTCCCTTTTGAATATTGTCACTGGAGACAGATGGATCAGGGAGCCACATATAAGGGTCGATGTTGCTTAGAGCATTCCCTTCAAAGATTAGACTTGAAACAAACTGATTCATTGCTTGTCTACTCTCACCTAAATCAGATAGAGTAACAACAGATGCTTTTATGACTTTTTTCCCATACTGTCTACGCCACTCAGGAATCCCTATTCCGATACCATAGCTGAGTGAGTCACGGAGGACAGTATGAATTGCAAGAGGGACTTTATTCTTGATGCAATGAAGACGAATTACCATCTCCATTAAGGTAGCCCCTATGGTATCGTCGTCTTCAACACCTTCATATTGAAACATAGGGTCTTGGAAGAAGGCCATTGAAAGATAAGTCAACAACGCCTCAAGCATTGAGTAGCTGTAGGGGAAGACTATGGAAACAGGCTTTGTGGAATCACTATCCTTTAGCTCTTGCTCTTTATCTTTCAAGGGCATATAGGTTGTGAGCGTTTTATCTATTTCACGCCAAGAGTCGAAGCGCTTAGACATTTCATCTCGTGAAGTCCGAGCGCGTTCCCAGATACGTGAACGAAGTCTTTGATGAAGCTTACTGTCAGGACGAAGGTCGAGACCTGAAGGGTATTTGTAATCATAGTCCTTCTTGTACTCTTCATTCTTCCAGTTTGACGGCTCACCTACAACAATGTAAGGCATTTTGAATCCTCTAGGTTACTGAAGTTAAGAGACCATTAGTAAAATGTAGCACAATCATTACTTGTGGAGGCCCTATGTCCGTCACCACTGGAATATCTTGAGTCACATCTGCATGAGCATGCTTCTTTGATATTGCATCAGCAGTATCTGTATGAGATAGCCCACCATCTTTTAATTTTTTCCCAGATATCCCATCAAACTCAACAAGATTTGCATCAGTGGATGCTGCAGGGCCTTTTACATCACCTACAATACTGCCTACATCGTCAAGTCGTAAGACATCATTTGAATCTACAGGAGTTCCTGCTTTTATAGGTTGATCAGTTTCAACTGCTGAGTCAAAGTCAGCATCATCATACTGATGAATGTTGTCGCAAGAACCAACTCTTATTTGCCTAAGTGTCATTGTTCATAGTCCGTTTAATGGTTAAACGATCTTAATTCATTAAATGCTTCCATGTAGTTGATAACCCTTGAAACGTAAAACCACCGATCCTTGGGATCGCAGAACTTCTCCGTTGCCTCCATAATCGTCTTGTGCCGCAGGAAAAGCAGCCGCAGGAAAGCCACCCCGCAGGCTATGTCAGCCCAATCGTCGTCGCCCTTAGCCATTTCCTGATGCAGGTCCCTCATGGCGATAGAGGACATTTGAAACACGCCCTTGCATCCGGTCGGCGATTTCTGGTACTCTCCAAGAGAGCTTTCAGCCATAGCGATGGAGATTGCCCAGATAGGATCGACGCCCATTGTCTCAGCCATCCGCTGAATCTTTTCTTTTGTCGCTATCTGTTTGACTGTTAAATTCATTTGGCCTCTTTCAGTTCCCGCCGCTGTTGGTCTTGGCGAATGTCCTTCACCATGTCCTTGATCTCGATCATATTAGACCGGATCTCGGTAAACTGACTCTGTAAAACCGCTATCGCCGTTGAGTGCGTCATTGTCGTTTGGCTGGTCCACCCCAGCCACATCACAACCAGAGC